TAAAGGTAATTTTTGTCTTTTTTAAATATGTAGGCGAAACTGGTAATTGAAGCTGTTTTCATTTTGCAAAAATCATCAAAACTAGCAATACTTGAATCGCCTACAATATCTTCCCAAATTATAACATGGAAATAATATTCTTTACCATCAATGGTAATTTTACTTTTTCTTTTTTTTCTTTTTAATTTTTTTAGGGGGTCTGCCTTTTTTTGAGCCATAAGTCCCTTTGCCTTTAGGCATTAATGTAAAATCCAGTGATGAATTCCAATAGTAATAGCAACAATAATAATTGCTTGTACCCACCATTTTAATTCAACAAAAGAACCCCACCAATTTTCTATTCTTTGTTTCATTTTGCTACTCCTTTTATTTAGTTAATCCTTTTGATTTCTCAAAAGTGCGGAGAGTTCCGAGACCTAATAACGAAGTTACCAAAGTCATCAAAACCCCAACATCCAGCTGAGGAATGTTTATCACTTCGTAATGAAATACACCAAGAAAAAATAAAATAAATTTACTTAATACAAATTCCCAGAAAATTGCTATTGCCGCACTCATTCCTATAAGTGGACGCCAACTGCGTTGCATAAAGCCACTTATTCCACCAGCAGTAGATTGAGCATCAGCTAAATTTATATCCATTTGCTTTGCTTTTAATTTTGCTTCAACTTCTGCAAATCGTAATTTTAATTGTTCTTTTTCTTCTGTTGATGTGTGTAAATCATCAATAACACCAGCTACAGCCTTTATTGATTCACTTCCAAATAATTTTCCTAACATTATTTTTTCCTTGGTTTATATTTTTTTATAGCTTTAGAGATAAAAATGTTTTTATATAAAGAAACTTTTTTACCAAATTTTTTATCAGCTTGTTGTTTTGCAGATTTATATGCTTTGCTTTTTTTTCTAAAACTTTTTACAGCACCTAAAGATTTAGGTCTTTTTTTAGCATATATAGGTTTTTTTTTCATTTATTTTTACCAAATACTGTCATAGGTGGAATAACATTTATGAAAGCTGCAATTAATCCATAAGGGTCATCTAATGGATAACCTAATTTATTAACTTCTTTTTTTATTTTTGGTGGTTGTTTAATTATTTTTTTCTTTTTCATATATTTTTTTTCTCACTTAATTTTGCCATTTTTTCAGCTAAATCTTCTTCTGCATATTTTTTACGCATTTTTATTATATACTCTTTTTCTTCAAATGTCGTGATTCGTTTTCTATGTTTTCTTAAATCAACTTTTTCATCTTGTCCATTAGGCTTTTTGCCCTGTTCGGAGTTTGATTGTACCATCTGCTATCTTTCATTTGTTCTATGGCTTCTACCCAATTTGTTTCAGCCAGTGCTTTTTTAAAATTAATAAACTTATTTAATTTTGTCAAACCTAATTGAAATGCCATTTCTAAACATACTTCTTGAACTACATCTGGCATATCTCCACAAGATTTCAAAAAAGTTTGCATATCTCTTTTAGCTATACTGTAATCTATTAAAAAAAGTTTAAGTCCTGTTTCATAAGTAATACCATCTTTAAATTCATTTTTTTCACTATCTTTTATTAAATGTCCTACCCCAATAGTGTCATACCCAAGGTGGTCTTTGTAAGGTTTTAAAACTACACCACCCTCATGACTTATTATTTCTTGTTGTAATTTATCTTCATTCATCTGTACCTCCATAATATTTTAAATCGTTTAAATCTTCTTCTTCTTGTAATTTCATTTCATGTACTGCTTTTTTTAAATAAACAGCACAATCTAAAACTTCTTCAATAGCATTTTCTATAGCTTGTATTTGATTCATTTTAGTTTTTTTCATTGTATTTTTATACTTTAAAATACCAATGTTTGACCTGTCAGCCATTTGATTCATTAATTCAGTTACAATAACATCTTTAGTTTTGCTCATACTTCTCCTTTAGTTCTAGCATTGATATAAAATTATGTCCTTGTATATGACCATTTGCTAATAATAACTGTGATACACCATAACTCCAACCATTAGCACTATTTATAGCATAACTTTCAACATGACCAAAATTCATTGCTGTTCCTACATTCACAATTTTAACATAATTCCCTCTACCTAATTTACTGGCTCTCCAGCTTCGTTCTCTATGACTATGACCAAATACTATATCATGCATAGCAGAGTTAGATATTTGACTTGCTTCTGCCATTTTACCGCCTATTTCTCGTCCTATTTCATTTAATGGTACATGAACAAAAGCAACTCCTTTAATAAAATAAAAATCTCCATATTCCGATATTCCCCAACCTCTTGATCGCCATAGGTTTTCATATTGCTGGGAGAAAGCACCAACGACTTCCTTGTGTTCGTTTTCATAACGATATAATCGTAATTCATGATTGCCTAAACAATAATGCTTATGACATTCATGATTGCCTATACCTTTGTGTAATAATTCTAATGCTTCTTTAGTAATTTGAATATCTGCTGATATAGGTGGTTTAGCTCCTCCTTTAACTGTATGATTTTTATCAAAAGTATTAACTGAATCAAAAGAACAAAAATCTCCAATACATACGACATAATTAGGCTTGTAATCATTTATTTGTTTTCCTATCCAATAAAATCTATCAATATTTTCATCTGGTGAACAATGAGCATCTGGAATGACAAATACTTTTGTTGGATTTGAAAATGAAGTTTGTTGTGCTGGTATTCTTATAATAGGCTTTTTATATTCTTCAATAATTACTTGGGGTTTTGTTTCTTTATATTTATGCCATTCAATAGCCCAATGTGAACTGCCTAATGCTAGTTTTTCTATTTTATCTATTTTTCTTTGTAAAGTTGTTCTTGGAATATTTAAAACATCTTCAACTATTTTTTTTGCTCCAGTTGGATTATTAGTACCACCTTTTCCAATAGGAGGATAACCTTTGTCTAGTGCCTCGTGAAGTTTTTCTTGAATAAGTTTTAACTCATCCCATTCTTTGTCCTCCATAAAAGACTCCTAGTTAAACATTCGTAATATCCAGTTTAAAAATTGTGAGCCAATCATAAAACCTATTGCCCATAAAATATAATTAAGTCTATTAATATCTTTTTGTATATGCGTTAAATGATTATTTTCTATCCTATCTATTTTGTCATAGATATGAATAATATGTTCTTTAGTAGTTTTAGGTGTTAACTTTGTCATTCTTTTTACATATCATTACTAAAGATATCCGCCTATTTTTTAATTGTTCGTTTAATTCCATAACAATGCTATCAACTGCTCTATCACAAGTTTTTAAATTATCAAAATTAAAAGGCAATGCACCATTTATAGTACAAAAAGGATTTACAGATAACCCTAACACACAAATAATTGTATAAATAGAAAATGTCATTTGCCTTGTCTATTATACTTTTTCCATGATTTCAATTTATGTTTATTTTTTGGCTTTGAATGAGAAGAATTACCTATTGATGTTCTTTTAACAACTTTATCAAAAATTTTTTTTTTAACTAAAGTTTGTTTAGCCATTTAATTGACTTAAAGGATTTTCTAAAGTTAATTTAATTCGTTTATCTATTTTTTCTTCTAACTCTTTCATTTCTTCTTTAATTTCATTAACTGTTTCTTTTAAATCTTTTTGATTATCTCTTGAATCTTGTTTCACTCGTTGCTCAACATCTTCAACTATAGTTTCAATTCTTCTTACATCTGCTTTTAAATCATTTTTTAATTCTTTAGCCACATCTGAAACTAATTTTACTTCATCAAGTATCATTGTCATTTCTGATTGAAGCATAGTTACCTCTTGTTGAACTAAATCTATTCTTTTATCAAAACCGCTTAAATCTGGTGCTGTGTATCTTTCTATTTTAGTACGCATATTTTGATAATCTTTGTAAAATTCAAAGCCACCCCACAATGCACCACATAAGGAAGATAATACTGTAAGAATAAGGAATATTTTCCCACCTCTAAACTTAATCCCAGCTACTTCTAATTCTGCCATTGACTATCCACCATTTCATTCATTAATCCATTGCTTCCCTCAAACAATAAATAACTAGCTATATTATTATCAGAAATAACAGTATCTGGTAAAGTAACATTTGAAAAAAAATCAATTCTATCATTTAATGCTTGTTGAGTATTAAAAAAAGTTTTACTATCCCCTAATACTTGCATAACAATAAGGGTTTTTGTTTGAGAAACATCATCATATCTTTTTTTATCATCTATTTTTTTCATAATTTTTTTAACAGCTTTTTCTTTAGATGATTCTTTTTCAGATTTTTTTTCAACTTCTTTATTTTCTTTTTGAACTTCTTCTTTATCCTTTGTTTCTGTTTCTTTTGGTTGTTCTTGTTCTTTTTGAATTTCTTTTGATTCTACTTCGTTTTCTTTTTCCACTTCTTCTTTTTTTATTTCCTCTTTTGGCTTTACTTCTTCTTGCATATCTTCTTTTACCTCAACCTCTGATTCTATAGTTTCTTCTATAGGCTCAACAGTTTCTAATTCCATTTCCATTTCTAATTCAGTTTCAATTTCTATTTCCATAACTTGTATTTCTAATTCTGCCATTTCAACTTCTTGCATTTCTATTTCTTGTATTTCAATTTCTACAATATCATAATTTGTATCATTCATTTCTATAGGCTCTAAAACAAATTCATCATTCATTTCATTATTATCAAAAATATCTTCAACAACATCTATAACATCTTCTGGAGTATCAATGTTTAATGCTACAAACATTTCTACAGAAGTTATGGATTGCGTGATAATGGTATTGACAACATTATATAACACATTGATTGCGACATCATCAAACAAGGGTCCGATAGAAAGACTAATATCTCTACCTCCTATTTCAATAATAATTGTTGTTAAACTTCCAGAAAAATCCCAACCACCTTCATACGATTGATAACCAGAGTTAGTGCCACTAGCAGATAAAATATCAGTACCAGAAAAAACATTTGTTTTTCCATCTCTACCTGTAATGTGCATATAGATAGAATCATTAGCATCTTGCTTATCTACCTTAATTGAATAATTTGTTTTACCACCCTTATCAAAACTTAAATTAGAAATATCTACAGTTTGTATAAATGTAGTTCCCATATTAGGTACACCCATTGTTGATGTAGAATTACCAGAGCCAGTTATTTGAGCACATTTATCAGTTCCTAATTGACCACAACTAGAGCCACTTGGCATTGATGCAGGTCCTTGACCTCCCCAATCAATATTCATTTTTCCATCTTTTGATGAAGTAACAAAATCATTTTCGCTATCTAAAATATTTCCAGAATCTTCATTAGTAATAGTTGTTGTTGTTGTATCAGTTGTTGTTGTTGTCGTTACTGTGTAACCATCTGCTTCATATTCAACAGTTTCAGTTATAGATTGATCAATTATTTCTTCTATTGTTGGAGTACATAGACCTATGGTATCAGTATCACAATCTATAGCTTGACTAGAAAAGGATAGGGAAGCCGATATACAAAGCCATAGCGGCAATAAGAAATTTTGCAAATTCTTTTTCACTATTTACTTGCTCCTTTGATTTAATAATTTTTTCTTTTTGTTTAAAAACTATACTACCTACAGGAACAAATTCTGGATTTTCTTCCCAACCTTTTTTTGCCTCTATTCCAATTTTAGAATCATAAGGACAATAAGTACCAGCAAACCACATAGCATCAAAAACTCTATGGTCAGTACATAATGTTGAAACTGCGGCAACTTTCATACCCATAGAATACAAAGACCTTGCAAGTTTGATTCTTTCGCAATTTTCATCAGTAATTGTAATACCACTAGCAATACCAAAAATTTGAGTTTGTACTGCACCACTCGTAGCAGTTTTGCAAATATCAGAATTATTAACAACAACACTTGGAGCAGAAGCTGTTGGTACTGATTTGTCTGTAACTACTGTGCTAGAAACTGTGTTAGTGTCTGCACCATGAGCAGATTTCATTATACTACTTAAAAAAAATATTATTATTGTTGATAATACTAATCCAATAATAAAAGGTTTAATCATCTAGCTGTTGTCGGTACACCTTCTGAAGATACAAATGGTGATTCTGCCCAAGCCCAATATACATAATTAAAACCATTACCATTATGAGAATCTCCTGTGTCATGGATTTTAATTCCATTAGATAAAAAATCTATATCATTATATCCTGTGTTTGCATCTTCAATAGCATCTGTATGTATTGCTAATGAAGCGTGCATTTCATTAAAAGGTGTTCTTTTATTATCCCAAATATTCCATCCATTAGCACCATCTGTTCTTTTACGAAAAAACATAGCTGGTTTAAAACCTGTATATAAAAATGGGCCATCATCGTTCCCATTACCTGTGTAAGCACCAAATTTTGAAAAACCTTGTATTTCGGTAAATACATAAGCAATTTGGGTTTGGTCATTACCATTTACACCACCAACATCTCCGAAAACTAAATTCGTTGAGGTAGGTACAGTATCATTCCATCTATTAACATTATCTGCTGTTGCGGCAGTTGAATCTAATTTTAAATAATCTGTTTCTGGTGCTGATGTATTTTTATGATGATATACTGCCCAAGAGTTTGCATGACTTCTAGTTTTTGTTATTATAGTATGAGGGACTGCACCTAAACCATGTGCCATAAGACCTCCAGCACCTCCAGTTCCTGTCCAATCTACAATAGAAAAACCCGCTGTAGTATTTGCTTGATAACCACCAGCTGGGTTATTTCCACTTTCAGTATTAGTTGTTCTTGTTCCACCATTAGCTTTCCATGCCCAAGCTACTATAGTTTGACTGCTTTTATTAATAGTGTCAGCATCATTATTAATAGTAAATCCATCACTATTCATAGATTGTATTCTAGAAGTATTAGTTTCTTCTACACTAGTATCATTAGGATATACATTTTTTGTAAGACCTCTAGATGTGTCAGTAACAACATGAAAACTTGAAAAACTTCTAGGTTTTATCCAAACCCAATCTGGTTGTAAATCTGAATTACCATCAAAAGTTATAGCATGACCATCTGAAGCATTACCTGTATATAAAACTGTTTGAAAATATGCTGATGGATCGTCTATTGTTGTATAAGCCATTATCCGTACTCCGCTAAGTTTTTAGTACACCAAGAAAAATAACCACTAGGCACTGCATATTCAAAATTTCCAAAACCCGCACCATCAGAATTACCACTTGATATTGCAAAAGTTGGATTACCATAATTTACTTCCCAAGTTGATTGGTTTGAAGCTACTGCTGGTATGTATAATGTATTGGCTGTTATAGGAAATCCACCTGTGCCAGAACTTCCACTTGTAGGATTTCCTGTAGCACTACTATAATCTTGATATGTGCCATTTTTTGCAAAATAAATAAAATTATTATCTAAATCAAGTGCAACACTAATTATATCTCCAGCCGCATGAGTTGTTCCATAAGTTGCATCTGCAATACCTGTATAATATATACTAGCATCTTGTCCTTTACCAAAAGCTATTCCACTTCCTTGATGACCAAAATAACTTTCTAAACCTCCACTAGCTATATCAAAATCATCTGTTATACCTATATGAGCGGCACTAGTAAGTGCTGTTAATTTTGCTTCCCAATACCATTTTCCTTTTGATGCACCCATTGTAGATGAAATCATTTCCCAAGAAGAACTATCACCTACTGCTTTTAAATTTCCTTCAGATACAGTTATAGGATTTGTAAGAGCATTTGCAAGTGGGTTAAGAGTACAGAAATTATTTGAAGGTGTGTCTGTTACAATATTAATTGCTGAAATATTACTTGTTGCAAAATGATTTCCTTTTCCAGAAGTATCAGCACCCATACCACTTGAATCTGTACCTGTTCCAGTTTCTTTAAATTGATAGTAACCGCCATTTGTTCCATACTCACTTACATCTGGACTTTTAGGTATCCATACTCCATTATCATTTGTTTCGCCAAAATTTGATGCTGCTAATTGTAAACCATCTACAATATTTACTTCAGCCATATAACCATCAAAAAAATTACCACCAGAACGACTACCCATAAAAGTTGCATTAGAACTATGAAAAAAATTAGTTACTACATCTTGAGCTGGATATGCATTACCTGTGCCAGTTCTGAGGTCAGTTTGTTGTACACCATTCAAATATATTTTTACTCTGTTTGAATCTGTACCCTGTGTTGTATCTATAGCATAAACTGCATGATACCAAG